GCTTACGCAGGTACGGTTGATCGTACTTATGTGATTTCGGCAACTGATGGCACAAACATCATTTATTACGCTTTCAATGGTCGTGTGGGCGAATTCAAAATCGAAACGCCTACCAATGCCGAAGCTAAAGCAATGTTTACCATTCACCCTCGTGGCAACCAATACGGTTGGTCAAACAACGCATAAGGAGCGCAAAAAATGGCTGCACCAAACATTATTCTGCCGGGCTTTGCTGCCTCGCTTTGGGCGCAAACAGGCGCTACACCAACGCCTTTGTCTGTCGCTAACCTTGCGGTGTGGACAGGTCAGGTTGCCACCATTGTTGGCACAGCAGCCAACGGCACGGGCGCATCTGGTCTGCAATTGAACGTGGAGGGAATCCCTGCGTTTGGACAAGACGATGCTAGCGCAAACTTCGGTGTCGCTGGTTCACGCCAATCTGACATTATCCCAACGCAAAGCAAACCCACCAGCATGACTATCAATGCCGCTTGGAATCCAAGCGACACAGGTTTGTTGTTAATGCGTGCTGATGCTTACAGCGGCACAATTGACCGCACCTATGTGATTGCTGTGGTTAGCGGCGCAACAACAATTGCTTACGCTTTCAATGGTCGCGTTGGTGAATTCAAGATTGAAACACCGACCAACGCAGAAGCTAAATGCACATTCACGATTCACCCTCGTGGCAATCAGTACGGTTGGAGTAACACATAATGTCCGAAGAACTGCAAGCTGCCATTTTTGCATTGACCGAAACATACCAATCGTTGCATTTAGTGGCGCGAGGTCTGCGGGTCGATGCCGCCGAAGTTGCCGAGGAATTGGCAAAAGCAACACCAAACACGGCAGAGCATATTGCCTTAACCGTTTTGGCAGAAGTCAACCTAACATAACAACTCGCCCTTCGGGGCGTTTTTTACATCACATGGAAATTACATCAAACAATGATTTGTTGCGGTACATCACCGAACGCGCCGAGGGTGGCGAAAAACAATGGTTTGGCAGATTGCAGCAGCGCACGGCGGGGGTGAATTTAGCGTATGAAATTGCGCGGAATCATGCCGACAAAATGACACCAGAGCAAATCGCGCAATTCGTTGTTGATTTAAACAATCAGATTTTTAAAAAAATTGTGGTCGGGTGATTTATGGCTGGCTCAATCATTAAATTTCAATGGGAAGGTTTTAAAGAATTTGAAACTTTGCTAGATGAGATTAAAGACGATTTCAGCGAAAAAGACACCAAAAAGATTTTGCAAAACGCTTGCCGTACTGCAATGCAACCCGTTTTGGCAACGTCTAAATCTTTGTTAGAAACGCATGGCAACGTGGACACAGGGCAATTGCTGGCATCGTTGCGTTTAGAAGCTAGAAAACCAAACGGCAAAGACAAGCATTCGGTGTACACCACACCTACAATGATTATGATTTCGCGGGTAACGGTCGCTCCCGGAAACAGGTTCTATCCTGATGATGACTTAGGGCATAAATCTAAGTTGTTCAAAAAAGAATTTAAAAATAAAAAAACGGGCAAAAAAGAGCATATGCACTCTGACGCTCGTGCTTTTGCCATAGAATTTGGCACAGCGAAGTGGGAAAAAGGAGAAGGAAAACCTTTTATTCGACCTGCGCTAGAAAGCAACGCTCAAAAAGTCACCAACAGTTTGGCTGACGCTTTGAAACAAGCCCTCGAAAAATATCGTTCAAAACACATGAAAGCATAAAAAATGACATTACAAAACGCCTTTGGTTCAAACTTTTCAAAAGACGCAATTCGCACACGCTCGTTTGATTTTGGTGGACACATTTTCAAAGTCAAAGTGCCATTGACGCTTGAAACAGAAGCCATGTTTGAGCGCATCAAAAAAATTGACGATGACTTGGCATACAAGTTTTATTCCGACATGGCAAAAGAATTTTTTGACAACAAAGAAAAATACACAGCCGACCCTGACATTGAATTCAAAACCGATGACATCATGGTCAAAGGTTATTCGCTGCGAGAAACAGCCCGGAACAAAGTGATGACGCAAAACCGCGTGATTGAAATGTTTAAGTTGCTTGTGCCTGAAAACAAAGATTTTGATATGTCAACGATCAGTTACGCTGACATTGAGGAATTATTCCCGTTCACCGTGCAACTTGAGTTGGTTGAGGAAATCAGCAAAGTCATTTCTCCCAACTACTCGGCGGCGCGGGGAAAGTAACAGGGTCAGTTCGTAGGCAGGTCAAAGCATATTTGCTTGCACACGGCACAGACCCTGCAAATCTTGACGAGGAAACATTCACAGACATAAGCATCATGTATGCCGATGGAATGATTGGAAACCGTGGGATTTTGGAAGTTCTTGGGACACTAACGGCAGGGCAGTTTAATAAAATGTTGCCCAAGGGAGCGTCACCATATACACTAGAAAAAATCATACCAAGAGCGCACGATTACTTGTACCCACCATTGGATGAGAAAACCAAAAAAGAACGGGTTTCTCAATCATTGTTGGCATTTGCGATGATGAGTCCGGGTGCGCCGACACAGTTTTTCAAAGGTAAATAATGGCACAAATCATTGCTGGCTTGGGCGCACAACTAGGACTTGACACCACCGAGTTCAAGAAAGGCATTGGCGAAGCCAAAGACAAATTGAAGGAATTGTCTGAGTACATTCCTGAAATTGTGTCTGCTGCTGGTTTTATTGAAATGACCAAATCAGCAATGGAGTATGCCAATCAAATTGTTGAAACTGCAAAAGCAAACGACATTGCAACAGAATCTGTTTTGCGGTTAGCCAAAGCACTTGAATTGAATGGTGGCGCGGCAGAAGATACAAGCAAACTTTATTCAGGCTTTACTGTAAAAATTGAAGCAGCCGCACAAGGTAACGCCAAAGCGCAAGAATCGTTTGCACGGCTTGGTGTAACGCTTAGTGATTTGGCTAATTTGTCAGAGCAAGATTTGTTTGAAAAAACGGTCAAAAGTCTTGCCAACATGAAAGACGCAGCCGAGCGCAATGGTTTGGCTTTTCAAACTTTGGGCAAAGCTATTAAAGGAGTTGACCTTGTTGGACTTAATGAAAGTTTGCAAAAAACCAAAGGTCAATTTAATGAATATTCGGATGCCATTGAAAAATCGCATGAACTGAGCGAAAAACTTAAATCTTCATGGAACAACATTACAGTTCAATTTACGACTGCCGTTATTCCTACGCTGAACAGCTTGTATGACGCATTGGGCGGCAACAATGACGTAATCAAAGACATTATTCATTGGATTGGTGAATTTGTAAAAGTTGCGGCGGTGATGGTCAAATTTGTGTCAACAACGATTGAAGTTGTTTTGTCTGATTTGGGAACACTCGCCAAAGAGTTGAAATTGTTGGTCACTTTGCAATTTTCTGAAATTGGCAATTTGTGGGATGAGCAACAAAAGAAAACTGATGCAATGGTCAAATCAGATTTTGATTATTTTGACCAATTGTTTGGCGAGAAAAAAGCAGACAAAGCCGTTGACAACATTAAAAAAGTTGAAAGCGCACATCGCACAATTATTAACGCACAACAAAAACAATTGGATAAAGCAGACGAAATATCCAAAGTTTACAAAGCACAAGCCGATGCAAGTTATTTGGCTTTGACAGCGCAACTTGAAGTTAGCAACGCAACTAAAAATCAAAAAGAATTAGAAGATGCTTTGATAAAAGTTGTGTTGGAAAAAAACAAAGTTGACGAAGAAATCCGCAAACAGGAAGATGCCGCAAGAGCAAGTCATACAGCCAATTCAAAACAAGTCATTGACGAGTTAGAAAAACAACGAGTAAAAGTTGAACAAGTTTATGAAGAAATGATTGTTAAAACAAAAGACGCTGTGATTGCTAACCAACAATTGCGTGAGAGTTTTGGTTTTGGTTGGAATGAAGCATTTAACCAATACAAAGAAAACGCAATGACTGCTGCCGATTTTGGGCGACAAGCGTTTACAACAATGACAAATTCAATGACCAACGCATTGAATACGTTTGTAACAACTGGCAAGCTGAATTTCAAAAGCCTTATTACAAGCATGATTCAGGATATGCTGAAAGCGCAATTGCAAATGCAAGCTAGCAGTTTGTTTTCCAAAGCTGGAAGCGCACTTGGCATTGGCAGTTTGTTTGGCGGTGGTGGCGGTGGTAGCGGCTCAGTGGCTAACCTTGGCACAGCTACTGGCAGTGACATGATGCAAGCGTTTGCAGATGGTGGAGACCCTCCAGTTGGTCAAGCATCGTTAGTTGGCGAAGCAGGTCCTGAATTGTTTATT